GTTAATAACGAAGGTGAAGCGAACCGTGGAAGCTATGGCCCATCTGGTGGCACAAGTTACCTGCAGATATCAGGTGTTACCTCAGTGACTGCAAATGGTGGTGCTGGTGGGGAAAACTGTCATGGTGCGCGGGGTACGGTAGGTGGTGCGGGTGTTGGAACCCACTACGGCGCTGGTGGCGCGGGTGGTCCCAGAACGAACAACGGTAGCTCACCATCATCTAGTGCTTATGGCGCTGGTGGTGGAGGGGGCGGTGGTGACAGTGGCGGCACTTACGACAAAGGTGGTCGTTCTGGTCAAGGTGGTCGCGCTGGTACTCGACATACAGGCACCTTAACGGTCAACTATGACACCGTCATCAGCATGCTAATTGGCTCCCGTGGTGGAACCAACACAACTGAATATGATGGTGCCAGAGGCACTTCTGGTTATGCTAGAATTGCTTGGGATTCCAAGAGTTCAGCAAAGACCAGCACAGGATCAGCTACAATAAATTAAAAGTGGGAACATGGATGGCAATCAATGTAGATGCATTCCGAGGATATTCCGCAGCCCTAGATGCACTTGAAGATCACCAGTTGGCTAAGACGTCAGAACTGATCTGGTCTTGTCGTGATGGGTCTCTGTCTGTTTGCTGGGTTACTGAGGATCTAGACACTTTTATTTCAGTGCTTGGTGCTTACGCTCCAGAGGTCATCACAAATAGCCAATCTAGTAGATACTTTGTTGATCTTGAGAGCCTCAATGATGACGTAGTGCGTCTATACATTGACAGCCCAGAAGACGACGAAGTGCTGATTGGGTACTATTTTGATCATCTCAGCCCTGATGCCACCCCTACGCAATACAAGTTATACAAACGCCTGACTTCGTTGTCTTTAAGTGTCGAGCGGTACACCCCAGCTGGGGATCTAGTGTCTACAGACGGTGAACTCCAGACAGAAGTAAGGTCTGACTGGTCAGGGCCACTGGGTCTGTTGGATATCTGTGAGGCCCAACCAGGCAGCGTCCGTATTCTGAAGAAGACTACAAAGGACCAATCCTACCTACGTTTGACTGGATATTAAAATGCCAAATTTACCCATAAGAGATCTTGGGGCTGTCGGCGTTATTACGGACGTGGACCCTTTCAACTTACCTTTCAACGCATTTACACGTGCCAAGAATGTGCGCTTTGTAAACAACAGTGTCGAGCATGCCCCAATTTTCCGTCAGGTCTTAGACTTAGGCAGTAACGAAAATCCAGAGTTGGTACATGGCTTGTTTACTCAAGATGGCTATGACACCACCCTAGTGGTGACCGACACTTTCAAAGTCTTGGAGATTACTGGATCCTCAGCTGCAACTACAGTCTACACTGGATCTATGTCGGCAAACGTAAAGCCATACACTGCTTGCTCCCTGGCTAACGTCGAATATGTAAATAGAACTGATACTGCTCCAATATACCGTGGTCCTTCTGACACCAATTTCAGTGCCTTGAGTAACTTTGTCCCATCGTCATCTTGTGCTTCACTGCGGTCCTACGGTGACTTTTTGATTGCTCTCAACATGACGGAAGGTGGTGTAAACCTACCCACCCGTGTCCGCTACTCAGACTTGGCACTTGCAAACCAAATCCCGTCAACTTGGGATGCTACCGACCTGACTAATTCTGCGGGTTTCAATGATATTGTCCAGATGAAGACCCCTATCGTTGATGGTCTATCTTTGAACACCAACTTCTTCATCTACTCATCAGACCAAGTCTGGCAAATGGAGTTCGTAGGTGGTGCTTTTATCTTCAACTTCCGTAAGGTTTTTGACAACTGCGGTGTTATCAACACGAACTGTATTGTTGAAAATGAGGGTAAGCATTTCGTATTTGATAATGATGACATTTACACCCATGACGGACTGACGAAGACATCTATCTGTGACAAGCGTGTCCGCAATTACATCTTCTCTGGCATTGACATGTCAAAAGCTGGGAAGTGCTATGTGCAGCAAAATAAAAGTCTAGAAGAAATCTACTTCTGTTATCACTCAGGTGATGATCTGGCTGTGTATACAGATGGTGACTTCTGTAACAGAGCAGCTGTTTTTAATTATCGTTCAAATACCTGGTCGTTCATTGATTTACCCAACACAACTTCTGGTACGTCTTCTAACGTCAACACCGTAGGGACATATGACACTAACACGTCAACCTATGATGAGACTGGTGGTACATACCATGAGCAGGAAAGTCGCTTTGATCAGTTCCCACTGATGGTTTCTCGCGCATACACAGGTGCCTATGAAACAATTAGTACAAACAGGGTTCTTGGTGTTGACCTAGTAAACAAAGGAAACCTAGCAAAACCAGCTGTTGTTGAGTTTAGCTTCCCTATGTTTGCCGAGCGTGTTGGCATTGACCTCGATGAAGCCCAGATCCCACTGTCTGGCTATAAGGTGATCAACCGTATTTATCCACAGGCCACTACAGTAAGTTCTGACCCAGAAATACACTTTGAATTTGGTGCTGGAGATCTTGCAACTGAGGTCACCAACTATAACCCAGGCATCGTCTTCAACATGGCAACCGAGTACAAAGTTGATACCCGAATGTCTGGTAGATACCTCAGTTATAAAGTTGGCACTGAAACACCGAAAGACTTTTCTTTAAGTGGTTTTGACGTTGATCTACAAATTGTAGGGAGGCGTTAAATGTCTTTGGAAGACCAGAATGACGTTCTTGTCAGGAACTATTCTCGACGCCCAAGTCCCCCAACAATTGAAAGCCTTTTGCTCTTCCTGAGTGAAGAACTGAAGATCTTGGAACTTAGTATCCAATCAATTGCGGACGCCGCGCCACAGGTCACCGACAGAAACCCTGAGAAACCACGAAGGGGTATGGTCAGATATGCTGTGTCACCTTGGGATCCTCTCTCAAACGGGTACTCAGGGCTGGTTGTCTACAATGGAACTGCTTGGGTCCAAGTATAGGAAACACAATGCGCGAAGATCTCCACATCCGCTCCAACCTCATAGGAATGCAGCGGATCATGGAGGACGGGGTCAACAAGGGTATCTTTGAAGACAGCACTGACCAGTTCCACCTGACACATTACTTTACACCCGTCAGTGAGGAGTATGGCTGTGCTCAGTATGCTAGGGAATTGTTTATGCCAGCTGGGATGGTTTGCATAGGCAAGCTACACAAGCTGCCACACCTGACATTTCTGACCAAAGGTCGGATGGTTATTGTTTCTGAAAATGGTGGTCGCCAGGAATTAACTGCACCAACAACATTTGTGTCTCCAGCTGGGTCTAAACGGGCGTTTCACGTCTTAGAGGACTCAATCCTTACCACAGTTCACATAACAAAATATAACACTGAGGCTGAAGTCCCCTTAATCGAGGATGAAGTCATTAGCCCAACATATGAGGCTATGGGTCTCGAAGAACCAGACATAACGCATTTGGATAACTTCTTGTCAGACCCTTCATCAACAAAGAATGAGGAAGAATAAATGGCTTTTATCATGGGTGCCATCATTGGTGGTGGCTTGGGCCTCATCGGGGCCAATCAGCAACGTAAGGCTGTAGACAAACAGACTGACGCAATGATGGCTGGCTACCGTCAGTACGAACCATACGTGGACAGTATGCTGGCAGGTAGTGAGGATGCTTTAGATAGCCAATTGTCTACTGGGTACTATGGCGGTCCAACATATGCTGGGCCAAATGACCTCCAGAAAAACACAGCAACTACAATGGGCCAATATGGCACCAACATAATGGGTGCTGGGTCGGCGATGATGGACCAGAACTCTAGTTTTGGTGCAAACGCAAACAATCTGTATTCAAATGCAGTGGCTAACGCTGGGAACATCCAGGGTTACGCAGGTCAGTTCAATGACATTTATGGTCAGCAGCAGGGCGTTGCGTCTAACCAAGGTAACCTTGCAGGTCAGATCCAAGGCACAGCTGGTAACTTTAACAATCTAGCGAACCAACAGTCGGGCCTGACTGACCGCTTCACAGGCCTCGCAGACCAGGCTCAGAACACAGATTACCTTGGTAATGCTAACGCATATGCCCAGGCTAACTCTCAGCCGCTTGTTGATGCAGCCCTACGAGATGAGCGTCGTAACTTACAAGAGAACACCCTGACTGGGATCGATATGTCGGCTTCCGGGTCTGGCAACATGAACTCCAGCCGAGCGGGTATTGCAGAGGCGGTTGCCAATCGTGCCTTTAATGACCGTGCTGCTGATGTTCGTGCCCAAGTACAGGCTGATCTCCGACAGGATAGCTTGGCACAGCAGAACGCCCAGTTTGGCCAAGCCAACGCGGCCCTTGGTAACGCTGGTACGTCTATTGCAGGGACAGGGTCTCAGTTTGGCGCTGGGGTAAATGCCCTGACAGGGGCGTCTAATGTCTTTGGTGCCCAAGGTAGCTCTCTAAACAGCGCAGGTACTGCAGCAACTGGCGGCATGAACGCTTATGGTAATGCAAATAATGCATTGAGTACCGCTGGTGATTTTAATGGTCAGATTAGCAACGCCTACAACACAGGCATGAATACTATGCAGACTGGTGGCTCTATGGCCATGAACGCGGGTGGTATTCTGCAAGGTTATGACCAGGCTCAGATGGATACTGACCGTGCCGCCTTTGAAGGTTCCCGTGATTATGACATGGGTGTCTATTCGGATTACAACGCTGGTATCTTGGGCCGTGCTCCAAACTCAAGCCAAAACACCAAGGTCAATAGCACGTCACCAATCGCGGGTTTCATGGGTGGTGCAATGCAGGGCATGGGCTTCCAAGATCAGTTCTTCGGTGGTGGCAATGCGGGTAATTTTATGTATCAGTCTCCGGCTTTGGCAAATGGTGGGACTAATGTTCGCCCTCGATTGCGGGGATAAGGAATTTGATTATGGATCTTTCTTTAATTTACAATGACCCAGGACACCAAGTTCTTGCCCAGCGGATGGGCATGGATATGCAGGCCTACGTGGCCAACATGGATCCACGTGCAGTCCAGGCTAACATTGCAAACCTTAGTCGTGGTCCTCGCCCTAATGGCCCTACAATGGCCCAGGCATATAATGGCCAACGTGTAGGGGCGAACAGTGGAAATGCTTTTACCTCAAGTAGCCCGACTACAGCAGGTATGCTGAGTAAACCAGCGCAACCACCCAATCCTACAGAAAACCCTCAAGGTGTTTTAAGCACTTCTCCTGTTGCACCTATACAGCGCGGGGCTGTTCCTGCGGCTCTCACGCAGCCAGGGCAAAGCGACATGCTTCCCGACCTAAAACCTGCTGTGCTGACATCAGGTGGCGCTGCTGCAGCTGCTCCAGGTGCACTAACAGAAGGCACCAACACTGCTACAGCCAACACTGCTGCTTCATCAGGAGGAGCACCACGACCAAACTCCGGTGCATCTTCTGGCGTACGTCAGACGCCTACAAACAACACAGGCAACGCCCGCAATAGTGGCATGCCTGACATGCGTATTGGCCGTATGGCACAGCTGGGCCGAATTGGTACTGCTATGCTTGGTTCTGCGGGTGATGGCCTGTTGGCATCAATGGCCGCTGGTGGTGACGCCATGTATGATGTGAATGATGAAAACCGTGCAGCGGAAATGGCAGAGTATGATAATTCAGAGCGTCTACGCCTAGAAAAAGCTAAGCTCGCTGCCTTGGCGGCCCGTGGCGGCTCTGGTGGTAAAGGTGGTGGTCTAGCCGCCGCCGCCTCTATCAAGCTGCGTGATGTTGATGCCGCTTTGCAGGGTCTTGATGACTACGATGGTGTTGTGGGGATGGGGTATTGGTTCAACGTAGGTTGGGACAAAATAACTGACAGCCAACGTGCTACAATTCGCCAAAAGATTGCACGTGTAAAAGTTGATGCCACACTCGCTAATACTGCTTTGACCAAGGGTGCTATCTCCGACAAGGAAATGGCAATCTTCCAGTCAGATCAACCTGCTTGGACTGATGGTGAGAACGCTTGGCGCACATGGCTTACGGAGTATCGTGGTGCGCTTATGATTATGAACTCAAACCTTGCATCTGGAAATTACCCCTATTTGGAACAAGGTTCCTCTAGCACCCAGTCCACAGGTTCAGCACCTGCCTTCAATGCTGCTGACTACACGGTTGAAGAAATTTCAGATCCGAAAGGCTAAACATGCCAACATACAAGATAACTGGACCAGACGGACGTAGTTTCAAAGTCACTGGCCCTAACAAAGAAGGTGCGTTGGCAGCGCTACAGGCCCAATTAGCCCCTAGGGATGACGACACATCAATGTCTACAGCCTTCAAGGTTGGTGAGGCGGGTACAATTGCGGCAACTAAAGGATATATGGCTGACCTTAGCCGCCAGATGGAGCAAGGACCAGTTGGTCGTTTCCTACAAGCGGGTGAAGACTACATCGCAAAACCAATTGCAGATACTTTAGGGATTGAGCGTGGGTCACGTGAAGATGCTTTAGCTGAAGAGCAAGCACGTATAGATAGTGAAGCCCAATTTGCTGCCCAGCGCCGTGATCGTATTATCAACGACACTAATTACAAATCTATGACTACAGGCGATGTGAAAGGACTTGGTTCACTTCTGAAATTTAGTGGTCAAAAGATTGCTGAAAGTGCGCCGCGTATGGCTGCAGCTATAGGCTCTGGTGGTACAATGGCCCTGCCAATGGCAGCTGGTGAAATCAATGAAAACCTCCGTGACATAAAGGATCTTTCCGAAGAGGATCGCGTCCGTCTGGCAACTGGTGGAGGTGCAATTAGTGCTGTTCTAGAGAACCTGGGTATTAAGCTTCTCTTTAAAGGTATCCCAAATGATGTTTTAGGCAAGATGGGTGTTGCAGGTGTCTCCAAGGTTCTAGAAAAGAACGGTCTGGGGCGTTTTAGCAAGCGTGTTGCCGCTGGTGTTGCCACTGAAGGTGTGACTGAAGCTGCCCAAGAGGGCGTCAGTATAGGGGCTGAAAGTATTGGTGGGCGTGAGTTCACATCCGAAGATATCAAAAGCCGATTGATTGAGGCCGCAGCCGCTGGTGGTGCCGCTGGTGGTGGCATTCGTGGTGGTGCATCCATCGCTGGTGGTGTTGTCGATAGTGCCAAAAGTAAACCACGTGAGGACACCCCAGAGGCCCGCGCAGAGGCTACCTTTGCCCAGCGCATCCAAGGCATTGTCGCAGCAAATAAAATTGATCTGCGTGATGTAGACACCGCGTCAACTACAGGTGCGCGTGAGGCTGTAGACAAGGCCCACGTTCAGATTGCAGAAGATCTCAAGCAGACTTTTTCTGATCTAAAAGGCCTGGTTAAACCTACAGATCTAGATGCCCTAGAACTCGTCCAGGATAAGGTACTTGCCCAGGCTGCTTACCGTGAAGGACGTAACAAAACCAAGAACGTGGTTGGTAAGCAGGAATTTGATGCACTTGATCGTCTGACAGGCCAGACACTTGAAGGCCAACGTGCGCTAAACCTTCTCCGTGAGATGAACGTCCTGACGAAGATCCATAACGATGGATACAAAGGTGGCTTGTCCCAATACACAGACACGGCCAACCCATTTGATACGTCTCAGAACACATACAACGCCGCTGCCCAGATCTCAGGTAAAGTCCTTGGTCCACTAGCAACTGCTACAGCTGCTTACTCAACTGGCGGTACATCGATCCCTATCCAAGCTGGTGTAGCACTGGGTGGCCGAGGCATCGACAAGATCACAGGTCGCCGCAGTCGCCTCAATCGCTTCGTAAAGCAGAATGCAAACAACCAAGGCATTGAGGCACCAAGTGGCCTACCATCGATCCGCCAGGGTCGCATTGACGAAGCAGTCGCAGCCCAGCGGGTTGAAGAGGCCAGAGCGGAAAAAGCTGCGGTAGACACAGAAGCACGGAAGCAGACAAACCGACGCTTGGTCCAGGCTGGTGCCCCGCCCACAGAAGGTAGCCCACAGGACATTGTACAGGTGGCCACAGATCTAGACCGTAGTAGTGTGGCACTGGTTCTACGTGCAATCGAACGTACCAAGACAGACCCAGTGATCCTAAACGCAATCAAAGCATACCGTGGTAGTGTTGATGTTGGTGGCCGTGTCCCTGACATGTCCCCACTGATCCGCCAAATCAAACAGACGGCCAAAGAAATGGGCGTCCGTGCGCCAGACACTGGCACTGCACAGACAGCTGCCACTGGTTCACCTAACCAGACAAATCCAGAGAACTACCAGCGTGGCATCGATGACAACAAAGCGATGCTCCAGGATCTCAAGGATGACGCTAAGACTGACGCTACGATGTCCCCTGCAGACAAGGCGAAGGTCTTGGAGGCTCTCGACCAGCTGGGGATGAACTTAGGTTCCGACCCTAGTGCCAAGGTCAATGAGATCATGGGTAAACTACAAAGTGTAGAGCCTGACGCTGTGGCTCAATATGTCGAACCATATGTCATGCGTGTCATGGGTCAGCAGAACGCAGCCTCACGTAACCAACTTGCGACACCGTTGTTTAATGACCCTCTGGAAATTGATGGTAAAATAACTGTTAAGGCCATTGGTGAGGCATTAAATCAAGACCACTTGAATAAGCATGGCCGACAGTTTTTTCCAGAACAGAATGAACCTGACTACCAACAGGTCTTAGAATTTGCTGATCAAGAGATGTCCGAGCAACTCAAGCAGCCCAATAGTGGGGTTGGTTGGTATAGCAAAGATGTAGATACCTCCATGCGATTAGCTTCTAAGGTGTTTCCTACCTTGGCCACAAACCAAGAACATAGGCGTCTTTATTTAACTTTTGCAGGTATCTTTTCTAATGGTGCGGACCCTGACAACGCTTTCATTATGTCTTCTTGGGCATTTGATGATTTTCTTCGTACAGGTGAAATACCAATCAACCGTGCCAAAGGTTTTATTGACCGAGGCTTAGAGCCGCCAAAGACTACATTCAAAGACACCCGCACAAAGAAGAAGGTCACTAAAGATGCTGGTTGGGGCATCCGAAATCAGGCTAACGAACAGCAGTTGGGTATGCTTAAATATCTAGTCGAAGAAAAGGGCAGTTTAAGTGCTGCTATGGACTTCCTACTATCTCCACAGGATCGCACAACAATCAACGATATTATGTTGGAAAGTGGGCTGTATAAGGCAGGTCGTTTTACAACTAAGGCGGAAAAGGCTGGACCTCCAGAGTATGGCTTCTTGGCCTTTGGTAAAAAACTAGGTCGCTACTCAATGGGTCTGCAGGGTGTAGACATTGAAGCTGGTGACACTACCATCGATCTATGGTACACACGAACCTTCAGACGTTGGTCTGGACGTCTTTTAGAAACGCCTATCGGAAAAGAGGGCGTAGCCGCACAGCCAGCTAATGATACTGAGCGGAATACAATCTTTAGACTGACTGGTGATCTTGCTGAAAAGTACAACCTGCCAGTAGGTGACGTACAGGCACTACTGTGGTTCTTTGAGAAGAGAACATGGGGTGCTCAAGGTCTAAAAACAAAAGAAGGGACTAACTCAAGTGGCGCAAGAAAACTACTCGAACAAAGAGGGATCCCAGAAAATGATGACCCAGCAAGAAGCAATGGACCGAGTGTCCGCAATAGCCAAGCGCCTGTCACAGGGGGACAACCCCAAATCGGAGGTATCCTCTCAGGAGGAGCCAATCCGTCAAACAATCCCGTCCGAAGCCGTGCTCCAGAAGTTCCTGAAGTAAAGCAAGAGACGGCCCTGGTTAATGCTTCCATTGAGATTGGTAAGACTGGCTCAGAGTTTGAAAACGGTATCAAGGATATGGCTGGTGTTGAAAAGCTGGCTGCGGCCTATGACATCGCCCTAAAGTTCTACAACTCCAACCCTGAGATGCGTGAGGCAGTCCCTAGTGCAGCTGAAGGGGCACTTGGTGCCTACAGCCCACGCAAACGAACTGCAAATGTCGTCAGCACAGGTGACCTACAAGAACTGATTACAGCCCTGCACGAAACTATGCATGGCGTTGGTGTCAGTAACATTGCTACTGGTAATTTCTTAGGTGAGACACGCACTACAAACGGCCTAACAGGACGTCCTGATGTGATGGGTATTAGCAGTCTAGAAAGTGTTATGGATTTTGTATTGGGCAAGGGTAAATCTGACCCAGTTCGTCGTGAGATCTTGGCTGAACTCAAGCACATCCAAGAACGTGCTATGTTCTCCACTGGTGGTGTGCAAGGGTCAATCCGTGGATCAAAATCTATGGCTTCAATGCTCAAAAACGCCAAGCGCGAACTAGAGGCTGATGGTCAAATTTTTGAAGGACAAAAAGCCAAAGTCCGTAAGAAATTGAAAGACTTTCAAAACTACGAGCGGTCTATTGGTGAACTGACGGTTGATGCTTTGCAACTGTATGCTCACGATCCCAAAACCATGAAGCGTGTAGCACCACAAACTGCACGTATGATCAGGGAACTCTTCCAAAAGTCTGGTAATAAGAAGATCCAGTTCTACAGCCACCCACTTGCGATGGTTGTTGCAGTGGTCATGGCAATCATGGCCAAGGCTCGCATGGAAGACGAAGAAGAACAGCAGCTGCCACCAGGGATGCTATCCCAGCAACCTGGTATGCTGACTGCCTAAAGGAAAACTATGAACAAGACTGTCTTTGACATGGTCGATATCCTCACCAGGATCGAGGCCACCAAAGGGTCTTCGTTACTATCCGAACAGCAAAAAACAGATGTTCTAGGGGAGATCTCACGGTCTCTCCCAGCGCACCAACTGTGCCGGACGTGCGTTAAGACCTACGCGATAATCCAAGATATTCTGAAAGGACCATCCAATGGGAGCACCAAAAACTCCACGTCAGAAAGCCCCAAAAGCCCCCCTAAAGTACCCAAAAAGGGGACACCAGCGAGGCGAAAACAGTTACTTCACAAAGCTGATGCAGACGGAAGAGGGTCGGGCACTTCGACGCGAGTGGTCAACAAAAAAGCGTAAAAACCCTGGTCGCCCAATGGGTGTTGTTGACGGACACACATCTGAAACACTCAAGCCCATTCGGGAACAGTCAAGGAAAGATGCGAAAAGGATCGTTGCAATCATGGCAGACGAATACAACATCGACGACAACTATGCCAAAGAGGCACTACAGACAGCTGTCGAGATCATGCGAGAACCAGCCCAAAATAGGGACAAGCTAACAGCTGCCCGAATGGTTCTAGATTTTACCAAAACAAAACCGACTTCAAAATCTGAGGTCACAATCGGTAAAGCCGAAGCCTTCCTAAGTTCGCTCTTGGAGGGCGATGACAAGGAAGAGCAACCTGATGTCACAGACGAAGAGTAAACTGAAAAAGGTGCGTTTGCGCCTTCTGAATGACTTTGACTTCTACTCCAAAAATTCACTGAAGATCAGGACAAAAGCTGGTGACATCCAGCCCCTCAAGCTGAACAGTGCCCAAGGTATCTTGAACGATGCTGTCACCAAGCAGATGAAGACCGAAGGCAAAGTACGTGTCATCATCCTAAAGGCCCGCCAGCAGGGTCTCTCGACCTACGTCGGCGGCTACCTTTACTTCTCTGTGAGCCAACGCCCAGCCGCCAAGGCTATGGTCATCACACACCACTCTGACAGTACCCGTGCCCTCTTTGATATGACCAAGAGATATCATGAGAACTGCCCAGACATACTGAAGCCACACACGAAATACTCCAGCCGTCGAGAGTTGTCTTTTGACCATCTCGATAGTTCTTTTGTTGTGGCGACAGCTGGTGGTGAGAGTATTGGCCGAGGGGAAACCCTGACCCATGTACACGCTTCAGAGATCGCCTTCTGGAACAAGAGTACCGCCCTAGAAAACTGGAACGGTATGACCCAGGCGGTCCCAAATACACCAGGCACTGCTGTCTTCGTCGAGAGTACGGCAAATGGTGTGACAGGGGTCTTCTACGACCTCTGGAAGGGTGCGTGTGAAGGGACCAACGGTTACGTCCCTGTGTTCATCCCCTGGTTTGCTGATGTGTCCTACAGAGAGAATGTACCAGAGAACTTCGAGCGTACCCCAGACGAACAAGATCTATGTGCTGAGTATAATCTTGATGATGAGCAGTTGATGTTCCGACGTCGCAAGATTGCACAGAACGGAATAGATCTCTTCCGTCAGGAATACCCAAGCTATGCTGAAGAAGCCTTCCTGACCACTGGTCGCCCAGTGTTTGACCAGGAGCCACTCCAGAAGCGTATGGAAAACACCGAAGATCTCAAGCAGCGCCTGGCACTAGAGACTGACGAGTGGATGACCAACCCGCGTGGTGAACTGTCGGTCTTCCGTCCACATGTCGAAGGAGAACAGTATGTTATTGGTGCTGACGTCGCGATGGGCGTCCGTGGTGGTGACTACAGTGTTGCCCAAGTTCTCGACAGTAAGAAGCGCCAAGTGGCTACCTGGCGTGGACATATACACCCTGATTACTATGCCCAAGTGCTCTATCACCTTGGGATGTACTATAACGAGGCTCACGTCATCGTTGAGAACAACAGCCACGGCATNCTGACNTGTACNAGGNTGGGNAAAGATTTGTCCTANCCNAACTTCTANACAGAGGTTCAGATGGACAAGCTGACAGATCGAGAGACTGTCAAACTAGGCTTCACCACAACTTCAAAAACCAAACCTCTCATCATCGATGAACTTCGGGCATCTGTCCGTGACGGTGATATTGAACTCAATGACAAAGTCACCATCCGCGAAATGCTTACCTACATCGTCACCGAGAGCGGTGGCATGGAAGCTGAAGGCGGGTGTTTTGATGACTGTGTGATGAGCCTCGCTTTAGCTAACCACGTCCACCAGGGCATCTGGGAACCAATTGAGGCATCCGACAACTATTATATAGAAATGGTCTGAGCATGAAAGAATACAAAAAGCTGGATGATGATGAAATCGCAGTTGTCCTAGATGACTGCATTCGTCGCAGCACTGGCTATTATGACAGCCAGATCTCGCGGGAGCGAAAGAAGGTCGTGGATTACTACAACGCCACACTTCCACGCCCAGCGCACGACGGAAACAGTAAGTACGTTTCTATGGATGTCTACGACACCGTCGAGAGCATGAAAGCGGTTCTGCTTGAGACCTTCTCATCTGGCCACAAAGTCGTGCGGTTTGCACCTCAGAATGCAGAAGACACACAGATGGCAGACATTGCCAGTAGCTATGTGGACTTCGTTGCCCACCGCCAAAACAACATCTTTGAGGTTATGCAGACAGCCATCCACGATGGCCTCGTTGCCCGCGCTGGTCTGACCAAAGTCTACTGGTGTGAGCAAGACGAAACTACTAACGAGCAAGTCACCCAGCTGACTGAAGACGAACTTGATCTTATGCTTTCCCAGCCAAACATTGAGATCGATGAGATTGAGCAAGATGCGACTGGCCTTTTCTCTGGAACTTTGGCGGTCACCCGCGATACGTCCCAAGTGAAGATCGAGGCGGTTGCCCCAGAGAACTTCCTGATTGAACCACAGGCAAAGTCTCTCGATGACGTTAGCTTCTGTGCTGAACGTATGCTTCTGTCTATCTCCGATCTACGTGAGATGGGCTATGACGACGATCTCCTCGATGACATCGGTGAAGGCGAAGAATACTCAGCTGAGACGGATCCAGAAGTCCTGGCCCGATTTGAAGAGGTTGGCTCTGATCGCGGGTTCAACAGCAACAGTTACCAAGACCAAGTGCGATTGATCACTGTTTATGAGTGTTACGTCCACTTGGACTGTGAAGGCACTGGGATTGCTGAACTCTACAAGATCACCAAGGCTGGTAATGTTGTTCTGGACAAAGAGAAGGTCACACGTAAGCCGTATTGTGCTTTCGTCCCACTTCCTATCCCCCATGCTTTCTGGGGAAACAACTTTGGCACCAAGGTAGTCCCCACCCAGAACGCACGTACAGTGCTGACACGGTCTATCCTTGATCACGCAATGGTCACCAACAATCCACGTTATGTGGTCACGAAAGGGTCTCTCACGAACCCACGTGAACTGATCGACAACCGTGTCGGTGGTATCGTCAACGTCACCCGCCCTGACGCTATTTCACCAATGCCCCAGGCATCCCTCAACCCGTTCATCTTCCAAACAATCAAAATGCTGGATGACGACAAAGAGGAGACGACTGGTGTCTCACGTTTGTCACAAGGTTTGAACAAGGACGCCATCAGCAAGCAAAATTCAGCCGCTATGGTCGAGCAGCTGGCGACTATGTCACAGCAGCGTCAGAAGATCATCGCCCGTAACTTTGCGAACAACTATCTGAAGCCACTCTACAGCCTAATCTACCAGTTGGTCGTTGAGAATGAGGACCAGCAGAAGATCGTGGACCTCGCAGGTTCTTTTGTCCAGATTAACCCTAGCCAATGGGCCGACAAACGCGATGTCACTGTTGAGATGCACCTGGGCTACGGTGAGCAAGAACGTGAGAGCCAGAAGTTCCTGGCTATGCACCAGCTATTGTCCTCTGACCCAACGATCCAGATGATCTACAGTCCAGAGCAAAAACACAAGATGCTGACGCGGATCATGGAGCAAGCTGGTATTGTGAATGCTGCGGATTATCTTAAAGATCCAGCAACTATCCAGCCACCACAGCCAGATCCTGCACAGGAACTACAGATGGCTATGGCTAAACAACAGCTAGAGATCCAGCAGCGTCAAACCGCGCTGGGCGAGATGAAGGCTCAAAGTGATGCCGAGATCTCACGTCTCAAGTTGGAACTGGAGCGTCTCAAAGCCGAGCGTTCTTTCGCAATTCAATCGGATGGCATGGATCTCAAAGAGGCACAGTTGGAGCACAAACGCTCCATCGATAATGCTGAACTTGAGGTTATGAAGTCGGCTGAAGAAGTCAGGGCAATCGCAAGCCCAACTGGCTAACAACAACCACGATATAAAAACAAAAGAGGCGGCTCACTGTAGTCGCCTTTTTGCATTTCTAAGGATGAGCAAATGACTGAACAAGAAGAGCATATGTATGTTCTGGGTGGGAACGCCGAGGCACTTCTAAGCCAAGAGTGTTTCACCAAAGTAGTGAACACCCTGACGGAACAATCGTTCCAAACCTTCGTCAACACAGACATGAACGAGCCAGAGAAGCGTGAGCGTCTCTACAGCCACTACCGTGGCATCGTTGATATCGTTGAGACCCTTCGACACTGGGTCTCCGTGCGTGATGAAATTCAAACAAAAGCAGACAACCTGCAAGAGGAGGTAGGACCATGAATAACGTCCAAGACGCCAACCTTGAACCGCAGTCTCTCGATCTCGACGATGCTGCAGAAGCCATTCTAGACCGCTGGTCAGACGCGGAAACGCCATCTGATGAAGAGGACCAAGAGGCAACACCAGAAGACGTCGATGAGACCCCCGACGACGATGGTGATTTTGAAGAGGATGAAGACGTATCTGAAGACGACGANGATACTGAAGCAGACCCTGANGANGACGAAGACACCGATCAAGATGATGACGAAGATGGTGACGAAGATGACGCTGATGAAGATGAGGCCGAAGAAGAAGAGGCTGAAGATGAAAGTGTTACCGACGAAACCCTGATCGACATTATGATCGATGGCGAAACCAAACAGGCATCTGTGAAAGATCTGAAGCGACTTTATGGACAAGAAGCATCTTTAACCAGGAAGTCTCAAGAAGTTGCGACCAAACGAAAAGAGGCCGAAGAGGCCTTGGTTAATGCTGATCACACATATCGTACCTTAATGGAACGTGCCGAGGCTCGATTTAAGCCTTACTCCGAACTGGACATG